CTTGGGGCAGATTTAACATCAGGAAACCCAGTCTTAGGAACCGCATTAATAAATCAAACGCACGTTCTTGTCGGTGAAGGCTTCAATGCGGGCAATCCTACGCTTGGAACGGCGGCTATATCTCAGAACCATGTCATAACCCCGCAAGGCTTTGCGACAGACCCAGCTGTTGTCGGTTCTGCCCTTATTGAACAAGTGCATATCCTTACAACCACAGACGTAACAACGGGTGCTCCTAGCGTTCCAAATATTGCAATCGGTCAAGATCATGTCTTCACAACGCCAGATATAACAACTGGCGCTCCCGTGATTGGTAGCGGGCTTCTAAATCAAACTCATATTCTAAGCGGTCAAGGAATAACAACAGGAGCGCCTAGCGTTCCCCAGATTGATCCAAACTTTATTTATGGGTTTACTACTGCAAATATCTTAACGGGCGTTCCTAGCGTCCCAAGCACGGCCTTTGGACAAGTGCATGTACTATTTCCAGATAATATTACAACGGGTGCTCCGATTATCCCTGATCTTTTGTTTGATGCGGGCATAGGTAGGTACGCAGATGAGAGGGATAGTAAAAATATTGTAATTGAAACTCTTTCGCAGAACATTGTAATAGAAACAGGATCGAAAAATTCAGCTATTGTTCTACAGGTCAACGAGATTAACGAAGCTGCTTAACTTATATAATGTTTTCGTGTAGAGTGCGGCTAGAAACTAATGGACGCAGCGCATGGCTTTTTACATTAAGCAAAACGATACAGCACCGATTATTCTTGTAACCCTAAAAGATGGTAACGATGTTGCGGTTGATCTTACTGGCGCGAGTGCCATTTTTAAGATGCGACCCGTTGGTCAAACCACAGTAAAAACAAATGCCGCTGCAATCATCCATAATGCAGATGACGGTCAGGTTCGATATGAGTGGGTAGCGGCTGATACGGATACTATAGGATCTTATGAGGCTGAGTTCCAAGTAACCTTTACCGATGGAAAGATTGAAACATTCCCAAATTCTGATTTTATCAGGATTACAGTAACGGATGATATATCATGAGTGGATTAGTCGTAGAAACCCAGCCCGCAAGAGAGCCGCTTACTGTTATTGAAACGCGCGATAGCTTGAGGCTCGACGATGATGTAGATGAAACCCTTGTGATGAGCCTTATCATTGCGGCGAGGCAATGGGCAGAAAATTACACAGGTCGGGCGCTCATAACTCGCACCATGCAGCAATGGTTAGATGGGTTCGTTCCTGTTGATATGCCGTTGTGGGAAGGGTGGAAAACTGGCCCCGATATTGTCAATTATCAAAATCACATTGAGTTAGCCTTAGCTCCTGCAATCGCTGTTTCAGATATTAAATATTATGCAGATGATGATACTGAAACGACTTGGCCATCTACCAATTATTATGCCGATACTATTAGGGAGCCAGCCCGTATTATTCTTAGAGATGGCGGTTCATATCCCACAGAATTGCGAGCGGCTAACGCATTAAAGATAACTTACACGGCGGGATATGGCACAACCACTCAAAGCGTCCCAGAGCCCATTAGGATAGCCATGATGCAGTATTGCGCTTTCATGTATGAGCATCGCGGAGACTTTGAAAGGTTCCCCCCTCCGCAGCCTCCTAAGCTCCTAACGCAGCTTTTGCAGCCATATCAAATAATGCGTTTCACTTCGACGCCATATAAGGGAATGGTCAGGGCAGGGATCGGCTAAATGTCTATCGGAGATATGCGAAATAGGCTTGAGTTACAAGCCGCGACAAGAACATCAGATCAGGGCGGTGGATCTTCTATTGCTTGGACAAAGGTAGCTACTGTTTTCGCAAGCATAACCCCGCAATCTTCGAATGAGGCGGTATTTGCTGACAAGCTAAGGGATGCCCTTCGAAGCACTGTGCGCGTTCGGTACAGAACAGATTTAACAACTGCCAATCGCTTGGTTCAAACATATCGCCGCAACGGCGTTCAAACCACAAGAACCTTCACGATCAATGGGGTTTTGAATGTGGACAATCGTTTCAAGTATCTTGATCTTGATTGTGAAGAAGGGGTGGCCTCATGAGTTCAATTAAAACTAGGGTCACTCGAAATCCAAGGTACGCTAAGGTCGAGGCTAAATATGCTTCTGTCGTTAAAAACATTATAGCTTCTGGCGTCCAAGATACCATGAACACTGCGAAAACAAGCATACAGCAACACCAAAGTAAGGGTAGAACTTATGGTAAGCACACCGCCTCCGTTGCTGGCAATCCTCCAAACTCTGATACTGGATTTCTCGCAAACAATATTTTTATGGTTTTAGATGCGGATAAATTTGGCGGCGCTGTTGAAAGTCGCGCAGATTACTCTGGCTTCCTTGAGTTTGGCACAAGCAAGATGGGCGCTAGGCCATACCTTCAACCAGCACTTGAGGAAAACAGGCCGAAGATCAGAAGAATGTTTGCACGTTTGCGGTCAAGGGGCGTTTAAATGGCGTTACACTCATGGAACCTACAAAAAGCGATATACGCAAAGCTAAACGATGCAACCATATCTGGGGCCAGCGTTGCAGACGTACCAGTATATGATGATATTCCAGAGGGAACCTCTGCGCCATATATCAATATTGGAGAAGAAACCGCCATCAATGATGGCACTAAAACTGTGGATGCGGTGGAGCATACACTAACCATTCATGTTTGGTCTGAATATCGGGGCAGATATGAAATAAAGCACATTATGGAACAGGTCTACCAAAACCTTCATAATGCTGCTATAACTGTGTCAGGTGCTTCACTGGTAAACATACGGCAAGAGTTCGCCACAACCCTTGAAGAACCTGATGGAATAACGCGGCATGGGGTCATGAGATTTCGCGCCATTGTGTTTGATAACTAAGGAGAAAGAACATGGCGGCACAAAAAGGCTCCGCAATGCTATTAAAGGTTGATATTAGCGGCACGGCAACAACTGTTGCTGGGTTGCGCTCAACCTCAATTTCAATGAACGATGAAGCGGTTGATGTAACAACCAAAGATAGTTCTGGCTTGAGACAGCTTTTGGCGGGCGGCGGCGTCCAGTCATTTAGCGTTTCTGGATCGGGTGTTTTCAATGATGATGCCTCAGAGGCGGCGGTTCGCACGGCTTTCGATGCTCAAAGAACAGCGGGAACATTCGTTGACTTTGATGTGATAATTCCAGACTTTGGAACCTTCGCGGGTCCAATGATGATTGCCACGCTTGAATATGCGGGTGAGTATAACGGCGAAGTCACATACTCAATCACTCTTGAGAGCGCTGGAACCTTTGCGTTTACGGCGGCTTAGAAATGAGTTGGCTCAGTGTTGAAATAGAGGTTGATGGCTCAACCCTTTCTGGCTGGGCCAAATCAAATTCTCAAAACGAATTTGCAGTAGCTTTCTCCTGTGGCCTTGAGGTGGGTGGACATTTCAAGGCTGGGGGGAAATCATATACTGTAGAAACCGTGACCGATGTATCTGGTCGCGGCGAACAACTTCTAATAGGTGGAAAGGAAGTGAAACATGACAAACCCAAATCGCGGGGAAATGCTCATAACGCTGGGCGAAAAAACTTGGAACTCAAGGGTGACAATGGACGGGCTGGCGAGGATTGAGGCATTTTGTGGATACGGAATTATCAAAATTCTAGGAAAGCTCACTGAGGGCGATCTTACCACAACAGAAATTTGCGGCATAATTCATCCGATTGTGAAGGGTGGCGGCAATGATGTCTCCATGAAGGATATTCAGAGGGCGGTCTGGGATGCTGGGCTGGCTGATGCAATGCGGGTTTGTGGTGAGGTATTAGCCTCTGCCCTTAACGCGGGGCAAGACGAGGGAAACGAAGCAACGGCGGGAGCAGCGTAGAGAATTTTCCTTGGGCTGATTTCATGCAAATCGGTCTGGGAAAAATGCAGATGAGGCCAGATGATTTTTGGAACATGAGCCTTGTTGAGTTCTATGCTGCTTTAGAAGGTTTTGCAGAGTTCAATTCTGGGGGAGCGCCGCCGCCCCTTCATAGGAATGAGCTAGAGGACTTAATGGAAAGGTATCCAGATTAATGGCTACAACAGTTGATACCCTTCTAGTCCGCATTGAAGCGGATATGTCTGATTTAAAGCGTTCTTTGGATAAGGTTCAAAGGGACGTTGATAAATCTTCCCAAGGCATAGCTGGCGCGTTTAAGCGCATCGGAACCGCGATGAAAGCCGCTGTTGCGGCGGTTATTGTTCAGCAAGGGGCGCGAGCGGGTATGGCGCTTGTAAACCTTGCCTCTGATGTTGAAGAAATGCAGGGCAAGTCTAAGGTCGTATTCGGGGCTTTTAGAGATCAAACCGTTGCGGCACTAGAGGCTTTTGGAAATGAGGTTGGCCGCTCTACTCATGAGCTTGAGCTTATGGCCTCAAGTATCCAAGACACCTTTGTCCCAATGGGTTTCGCAAGGGGCGAGGCCGCAAAGCTTTCTGTTGATCTTACTAAGCTGGCTGTTGACGTTGCGTCATTCAACAACGCTAACGATACCGAAACAATGGAGGCGTTCCAAAGCGCCTTGGTTGGAAACCATGAGACGGTCAGACGTTTCGGCGTTGTCATAACTGAGGCAACCTTAAAGCAAGAGCTTTTGCGGATGGGTATAACCGCCACAGGTGACGCGGTATCAAACTCAGAAAAGGTTCAAGCCCGTTTAAATTTAATTCTTGCGGGAACAACAGACGCGCAGGGAGACGCAGCGAGAACCGCAGACAGCTTTGCAAACCAAATGAAAGCACTTAAAGCAGAGCTTTCTGAGGTGGGGGTTGAGCTTGGAACTATTTTGCTTCCCCTTGCAAAAGACCTTGTGACCACGTTCAGAAGCCTTACAGATGCAACTCGTAAATTCTTGGCGCAGCTTGGCTTGATTGATTTGACCCCTGCGGATCGCATTGGGATGTTCAATCGCCAGCTAGAAAAGACAGAAGATTTATTGAATAATCTTTCGGGCGCAGAGGGAAACTCAGATTTCTTGCAAAACATTGCTAGGAATGCTGGCTTTGATATAAATAATTTTAGAGGCTCAACAGAAGATTTATTCAACGCGTTGCAAGCAGACTTAAACGCAAGGGCAGAAGATTTAAGGCTACAGATTGATCTTCAAAAATTGCTTCAAGAACGGCCTGATGCGGGCGGTGCTGGTGCGGATGCGGGGGGCGGTGGAAGCGAGCCATTCAAGGCTTCCAAGCAACAACAAAAAATTGCTGGTCAAAATGCCGTAATGGCGAAAAGAATACAGATGCAAGCGGATATTAATCAGCTTACAAAATCTGGAAACCTTCTTGTCGCAGAGCATGTAAAAAAAGAATTAGAACTATTCGACGCAAATGTTAAGCTTGCTGGCGAAGCGGATCGTCTTGGTAAAATAGAAGTCGAAAGGCTCATTGCCCTTGGACATACAGACAATCTTACCCAAAAGCTCGTTATTGATAATATCAACCTAACCGCCTCTCAAACTTCTTTGAGTGATGCCGTAAAGCTTTCAGCCGAAGCCCTAAAAGAATATCAAGATTTAGTCCAAGAAGGTTTGGATTTTGTAAGAAGCAACATAGACAACAACTATGAGTTTGAGCAAAGTCAGTTGGCCCTCAATGCAGCTTTATCGGATAGTAAGATAAGCGCTGATGAACATGCGGCTGCAATGGCTTTGATTAAACTTCAACAAGCCGAACTTGCGCCAATGTTTGATACCTTCCAAAACGCAGCTTTCGGCCTTGCGGATGGCGTGTCAAATGCTTTCGCAGATATGGCAATGGGCGCGAAGGTTTCACTGCAAGATTTTGAAAATATGTTCAAAGATTTTGTGAAGCAAATGCTGGCTCAAGCTATCAAGCTTTTAATTGTAAATGCAATCTTGAGGGCGCTTGGTGTTCCCTTGCGTTACGATGGATCGGGTTTTAAGGCGGGGGCTGGTGATGCCTTTGGGGGCGCTGCTCCAC